GTGGAAAACCCACCAAAGTGACGGAGGAGCGTCGCGTGAGCGACGTCTGGTCTAGCTTCCGCTAGACCAGATCACCTCCTGAGCTCGGCGATGCCCTCGGGAGTAAATCCCGGGGCTACGTCCCCCCAAGGGGACGTCATCGCCGTAACCCGTGAGACGGCAAGCTAACCGGATGTGGTCGGGCCAGAATTTCCAACCAAGGATTCTTGGCTCGGTCCACCTTACGGTTTTAACCCACTTGATCCCGCCTTTCCACCTCCATTGTTCCGGCAGGCCATGGAGGACAGCATCGCCGAAGCGACGCTGGCCACCAATTGATCTGAGGAAGTTTGGAAGTAGACATTGGCGGACCCGATCGAGAAACCAAGGAGTGTGTACCCCACAGATCTCAAGACAGGTTTTCGCCCCGTTGTGGAGCGTGTAGATCGCCTGAGTGCCATAGATAAGGTCCTGTTTCAGATAGAAGCCCCTCACAGGGCGTCCTAAGAAGAAGTCACCGCCGCAGGACTCCCGAAAGGGTCCGCGAAGGAACGTCTTCTCATGATTGATCTTGAAACCAACCCACTCTAAGGCCGCGACTACCGATTCTGCGACTCCAGTTTCGACAATGATGTCGTCGCCGAAGACATAGAAATCGTGTCCGAGTAACGCTGATCGCCCGGTCAATTCCAGGTAGGCAGCGATGAGGCATGCGAAGACGCATGTCTCCAACTCGAACGTGTAGCCGTTCCCCATACTGCTGAATTTCTCCAGCAGATGCCACTTCCCCTTAAAAAACGTATGAGTGGACCTGAGGTCCTTCATGCGTTCGAGCCAGGGAGTGTCGCGCAACAGAATCTCGACCAGATTCTTGCACAGGGAATCGCTTGCATTGGACAGATCAATGGTGGCATAAGAACCATCAACGGACGCCTTGCGAGCCACCTCACGGTGGATAGCTGAAGCATTGTCGAGGTCCCAACCAACCCGCCGGCGTAACGATGACCGTATGGCGCGACCGACTGCGAGCTGAAAGTAAACATTCAGCGAGCATTCGATCGCGATTCCACGATCAGTTTTAGCCGTCTTGGGAACAGATGTAAACCTGTTCCCGCGGGACACACTGATACAGTCTAAAGGAGATACATTCCTTCGCTCGGCCCTGTTAATAAGGGCAGAGCTCCAGCTCGTACCAACGATGTTCCAAAGATAGAACACCGCGCCTTTAGTCGTCGTCAACACATCGTCGTACTTATCCGCAGCAGTCGGGTTAGCAACTGAACTCGAAAAGGTCGTGCCAGGTCCATGTCGGGCGTAGTCAACGATCGAGTTCCGATAGCCGTAACCAAGCTTAAGAGCTCGGGTCCGGTCGTCGGGATCGAAGACATCGTCTGGGCATGGGCCCAACCAGCGTAAGAGTATCGCCCTAGCCCTGCGAAGAAATTTCGCAGGCGCGCTATCCATTAAAGGATGCACGAGATAGAGTGATAACCGTTCGTTGGCACGGTAACACGACGCTTCCCCGTCCCTCCAACTCTGCTCGCAAGCATCGAGCCTGTCGCCGGGAGAGAACCCGCTCACGCAGGGGTTCTTCTTTAGGAAACAGACTGCGGCGTTTGCCTTGCAGTAGTCTTCGGGATAGAGGAAGTGATCAGGTTCGACTGAGTAAGTCAGAACCTCTGCCCACTGTCCAGCGCGCCCGAGGAGGGTTAGCGCCAGGCTAGTAGGGCAGTCGAGTTGCGCCCAGTACTGGAACGCCGTTTCTTCCAAAATGGAAAGAGACATAAAAGACTCCGTGTCTGGTGAACGCCGTCAGTTAGGAACTGGCGGCGTAGCCGGTTTCGGCGATCTGTTTGATCAACGTTTGGTTGACCAAGTTCAGGAATTGCCGAGCCGACTCGCTCTGCTCGCTGCCAGGAATGGCATTGGGCTGAGTCATCTCCAGGCGCGCGAAGAACTGGTCCTTCGCCTCGTATTTCGAGGTGACGGTGTTCTGCGTGGAGTACGGCCGAGAGAACGTCGCCACGATGCGGCGTGCCGTCTTCGGACCGTTGTCCGAAGTCTTGACGGTGAGCATCGCACGGTGACCGACGGGCATCCCGGCAGCCGCGCCGGTGTCTTGTCGCCAAACATCTTCCGAACCGTCGCCCCGGAGGGCGTCGTAGGTGATGTTGGTGGTTTCATCCGCCTTCTTGACGGTGAGAGAGGCCATGGTAGGCATAGTTGGACTTCCATAAGGAAAGGATTAACGACCGAAGACAGAAAGCACGAGTGCGATGGCTTGCGCCCCGCGCTCAATACCAAATCCCCGGAATGGCTTCAATTGGAGGACGGGCCCGGGAAGGCCCATCACTCTATTGCACTCAACCTGCTCCTTCTCCTTGACAGTATTTAGACCCTCCGACAGACCGGTTGAATAAACCGCATTCTGCCAGTAAAAGTCGTGATACATGCCTCGGATGAACTCGGTGTAGTGTGGGTCGTGAAGTTCGACCCCTAACCAGGCTGTATAAGCACTGGCGACTTGTTCAACGTTGACGAGCCAATCAACGATGAAGGAGAACGGGATCAACTTCCAAGGCAAAGCAAGGTCGATGAGACCAAGCTGACTCGCCAAGAAAAGATTCGGGTTCGTGATCCGGACTTTCGCCCGGCACGTAATCGTAAGAGTCGCCTCGGCCCTTTTCCGCTGGTAGTAGGAGTATTTGGGATTGCTCCCAAACCCTCCAGCCAACGTGGATAGGTACACGAAGCGCTCAGATGCCCGACCTCGGATTTTCGTTACCTCAAACTCAGTCTCAGTCAGCGCTGTCAAAGAATTCTTGATGTCCGAACAGAGGGGCCGAAGCCCATACTCGAACTCCAAGAGATTCTGAGAGAGCGCCTTCCGATGGCTAACAGTCGAAGGTAACGGAGTCCGAAGGATCCTCGCAGCATCCCTGAAACGCTTTTGGCGAAGCGCCCCAACGAAGTGCGATAGCTGCACTGCACGATCCACAAACATGCGCCGAGAGGCGCCCAGCTGCGCGATGTTTTCAGCCCAGCCACTCATCTGACCGAGCCCGTCCTTAAGACGAGCGTAAGCAGAGTTGTAGCAGGCATTCCGACGATTCGCGTAGTCGGACCACTGAGAAGAAGCTGTCCAGTTCGCCTCCTTGATGGGGGGTGAATAGGTGACCGTACCATTGGTCGCCCAGGACATCGTCTTCGAAGTGCCGTAGTACCGGTAAAACCGGTATGCGAGTGGACGGTCTATTGGCATTGCCTGACGGTAACCTTGCTGAAAACAATCAGCGAAGGGTTCCGTTGGGTAACGCGTGAATGGACCGGTAATGGGAGCAGCCATTTCTAACTTCCCGATCGGTGTTTCACCGATAGTTAGGACACAGCCACGAAGTCATCCAGAGCACGAATGAGGAGTTCACGGTACCGAAGTACCGAAGACTCGTTCTGCCCGGTCTGCTCGTGATACACGCATTCGCGCCAGTAACGGTCGTAGGCCCGACCTGCCAGCAACGCCAAGGAAGATTTCCGAGGGTTGTCGCCAGCATGTAGGTACATGACCGCGTCCTTGAGCGCGTCAACGTGCGTGAAGCGGAGATCGAGTGGATGAGTCATAAGAGAACTCCAAAGCTCAGGTTGACCGCAGAAGCTGCAGTCAGACGGGAC